GGACTCACACCCCGACAGTTGGCCGCTGAACAACGGAAACGCAAGATCCGTCCCACCGTGCCAACCTTGGCGCAGATGTGGTCGGACCTAACCAGGGGGTAACCGTGGGCAAGCATTCCAAGTGCGATGATGTCATCGACTTCTGGATCTTCAAGTATGAGTCCGAGTGCGACACCGTGGAGGCTCTGGAAGCCGCCCTCCGGAACCGCAATGCTGTCATCGATGAACTCCGAGCTGAAGTGCAGCGGCTCAGCGCACAGGTGTCATACTAGCACGACTGATGCCTGCTTGATGCCTGCATGGCGATGGCTTGACACCGCCGTTGTGGTCTGCTACCGTCTTCTCCGTGACGGCACCGGCTCTGCTGGTGTCTGGGTCCGATGTGGTTGGGCTGGTTTGTCCCCCCTCACCAGCTCGACCGCATTGGCCCTTCATTTGCCCTGAGAGCGATTCGCAGTCTCAGGACAGCCGAATACCGCAGAAGTCGCACCAGCGGCTCCCGCCGAAGTCTGAAGCCGAGCTTTGACCTTCGCAAGGCCAGGGCTTACCGCATGGCCCAATCGTTGTCTTTCCCTCTAGGTAATCTTTGATCACTAGTTCGGGAGTGACTACTGGGGCTATGGGAGCAGGGGCATTGAGTCCACCAACGAGGATGGATTTCAGCGCCGTCAGCACCCATGCGTTTACGCTCATGCCTTCCGCTTCGGCAGCCTGGGTCACGTCGTTCTTGAGTGAGCCAGGCAGCCGTACCGTCAGTTGTGCTGGGCGGTCCGGATCGTGCCGTACCACATGAGCGGGCATTGGCTCAGAGGTTACCGTTGGAGTCGCGCAAGACCAGCGAGGTGAGATACTCGGTAACCGTCAGGTCCGTTGCCTCCGCTTGGTCGATTAATAGATTTTTAATGTTTGCCTCAAGCCGGATCGTCAGGGTTGACGGTTGGTTGCCATTCGGTCGGCGAGGAGGTCGTCCTGGTTTTCCCATGAGTAGAAGTATAGCCGATATCCGTATTGACAGGCTAATCCCGTGGGGGTAATATCCGTATATGCTTAACTATGACCGTGAGGTTCCAGACCCACACGACGAATACATTCCCGAGCTTGAAACTTCAGAGCCACCGTTCGTGGCTGAACCGGAGTGGATTGCCGAGGAGCGGCTCGCTGCTTTCGAGTGGGCCGTCAAAAACAACTAGGAGCTAGCCCTCTACCTTTCTAGGGTGAAGGGGGTTCTGCGCCGCCAGGGATCATTGTTGCCTGGGTCACGGCGTTAACGGCAGCCGAGCGCCAGATCGCTAATTCCCTGGCCGAATCCGGTCCCAAGAACCCCCGCTCCTGGGTGAACAGCCCCGCTGTGGATAACTGCGCGCGCCTGTGGATAACTAGGGCGGGACTCCTCAGCCTTTGTAAGCGCCAGGGAAGGCGTTGACCGGCTTGACTTGAACAAAGTTTGCTGGGTCTTCAAGCCATCCCGTTTTGTCGCGCAGGGTCTTACCGCACTTCATGCACGTTTCGGCCCAGGGATACCAGCGGCGAGACTCTGGGAGGTGCGGACAATCGAGGAGTTCCTTTGCCGCCTGGTCTGCTGCGGACCGAACGAACTCCGCCATCGACACGCCGGTCTTTGTCGCCGCATCCTTCCACCGTTGATGGCTCTCCGGGGAAGTCCGGATCAAGACCTGGTTGGATCCTTCACCTGGGGCTGCCCCAGTACTACGCCGTCGAGTCGGCTTCAGATCAGCCGCTACGGCTTCCATCGCTTCTTCAAGATTGTCTTCACTCATCAGAACACCTCATCTGGGGTAATTACTTCGTCAACGATTATTGCTTCCTCAATGTCGTCGCCAGGTGGCAACGCTGCGGGACTACCGCTGAGGAGAGCGTGGGTGGTTTCGGCTGGAAGTACGCCGGCCATCCCCATAAGTTCAATAAGCCGTCTGGCTTCGGTTTCTGGGTCAAACTCATCGACCGCCGCCGCATGGTCCGACACTTCTGCCAGCACGGCGCGCGCCGAGGTGGTTTCGGTATCACCGACAAAGTTGATGTTTACCGCTTCCATTCCCAGGAGCTTTGCCCGTCGATCCATAATTGACAGTGCTTGCTGTACCGCTTTGAGGTCTGGCTCAACCACAACTTCGGTACCGTCATCCATTGTAACTTTTCTATGCTGCGTAAGTGGCCACACTGACTGCTGCAAAGAATCGAGCCGTTCAAGCTCCATCCGAAGAACTTCTGGATACGCCATAAGCGCTTCCTGGTTCATTCGAGAAAGTTGCCGTTGAATGGCGAAGTTCACCGCTTTAGTCGAAAGACCGAACCGTCGAGCAATTTCTTGCACCGCCGTTCCGGTTTTCCGCATCTGGAAAATCCGTAGATCCCGTTCTGCCAAGAACTCCCTGGTAAGACCGTCACCGTTGCTCATGTCATTGAACTCCTGAAACTGATGACCTCAAAGGGCATGATCGTTCCCCGCTTCATACGAAGAGGAAAGTTTCGTTCGTCGCGAGGCTCGCGGAAACCTTTCCATTCGTATTCCTTTTCCATCGTTGTTGGATCCCGAGTAATGCCGAAGCCGAATTCGGGCCACCGCATCCAAACCGCTGAATCCGCTGGCCTCATATCTCTGCCGGTGAGAGCATTACCGAGTGGAGCGTGATGCTCCAGCCAGAGAGTGACACCGTAGTTAGCTCTAAGATAGTCGAAGTACGTACAGACTTCGGTGATAAGAGCCGTTGAGGATCTGTTGCCTGGGTCTACATAGGACTTATAGATAGGCCCAAGGACGAGGAGTTGTGCGTCGGTCTTTATGATCTGCCGCTCAAGTAGTTCTCGATCCTTTGGATTCAGGATGTTGATACCGTCGGGCTTCATGTAAAGATCCGCCTCACCAGGACGCTTACCATAGTTGATTTTGAGCGACTCGACAAGTTTCCGAGCTTGCCGTCGAATAATCCGTTCGGGGTTTTCAAGATCAACGAATAATGTTCGAACCGGTGGGATTTCCATGTAAGTGAACGGATGAACACCGGCACCGGCGCAAATTGCAACTTGGCGCGCGAGTGTCGTCTTACCGACACCTTCCGCCGCAACGATGACCACTCGCTCCTGCCGTTCGATCAAACCGTCGATCAACCAGTCGTAAGGGTCCGAGGCCGTTTCGTTAACGAAGTCACCCCAGTTAACCAATCGACCAGTTGCTACAGTCTGCGGGACTTCTTCGGTAATCGAGAGAATCTTCCTGGCTTCCGCCAATCTTTCTTCAAGAGTCCCAGGTGTATCGAGAAGATTTTGAAGATTTGTAAGAACTGGAACAAATGGATCTGGTTCTCGAACTTCATCCTCGACTAAGTCTGCAACACCGCCGCCGTCATTCAGAAGATCCGTTACGTCTTTGTGTGGATCAGGAGCGTGCTTAATCTTTACCGTGCAACCGACATTGACTAATTCGTTTGCAACATAATCAGCGTGAATCCGACCAGGTTCGTCATTATCAGCGATAATCGCAATGCGCGCGCCCTGGAGAGCTGCCGTGTGATTTGGTTTCCATTTTGAACCCTGACCGTTATCAGCTCCTTGCGGGTTGCAAGTTGCGACAAGACCGAGAGCCGTCAGCGAGTCGGCGTCCTTTTCACCTTCAACAATGAACACCGGTCGATCATTCGCTACCGCATCGAGTACCGCTGGCAAGTTGTAAAGCGGCTTTTCAGAAAGGTGCGTCGTTGAATACTTCCAACCGCTACCGTCCTTGACTCTTTGACGGAATTCTTTTTTACCGTCTGGCAAAGCGAACCGTAAGACCTGGAAAACCAGCTCACCGTCACCGTCGTAATAACTGTAGGTATTTGTAAGTTCTCCGTCCACAAACTCGCTTTTCTTTTCCTGGTGCGGATGCAAGTCCCGCACGGTTAATTCAACAGATTCACAAATTTCTTCGAGTGAGCAAGCGCTTCCGCCTCGATGACACTTTGCTAAGACTCGACCGTCGCGACCTTCAACGATGCTGAGTGATGGAGACTTGTCGTCATCTCGACACGGACATTGAGCAACCCAACCGTCACCGGAGCGCCGAACGCTATTCAGGCGATTCAGGAAGTTCTCTACCGTCGGTGAAGCGACCGTCATGACAAAACTTCCGGGGCGTCCTCAGGAAGGGCGTATCTTTGGAGTTCATCACGTTGAAGCACGCTCGACCAAGAGGAAACGAACGCGCGTTTCTCAGGCGTACCAGCCTCTCGCATCGCGATTCCGATGAGTTTGTCAATTTCTTCATCCCCGCTACTGGGAGGATCAACTCCCATTGACACCGCTTCCCACCGTTGAGCCGCTAAGAACCACGCGCGCTCGGCATCAGGAAGATTGGATAAGCCGGTAACTCTGTCAATCGTTACCCGTCGAATTTCACCGACTCGTGGCATCCACCGTATGTTCTCCAAGATCATTCCGTCGACCGTCTTTAAAACTTCAACATATTCAAGATCAGCCAGGTAACGCCACCAGGTTCGATAAAGCGCAACTTTTCCACCGTCAGGGCTTCCCCAGTTCGAGCAAGCAAGATCAACAATCGCCGTAAGTTCAGCCTTCTGCAAGGAACTTCTCCTGATCGGTGAGTTCCGTCGCGTAACTAGCGAACCGTTCAATATGTTCAGCGTCCCTCAGGATGAGTTCTACTGAGTCGTACCGTTTACCGCTTGGGTTATCCCCCATGTGCCACGAGGATTTCGCACAGCCGTCAATGGCAAGACAGCAACCGTCTTCGCCGTACCACTCGACAGCTCGAGCAATGAGCTTGGCGCGCTTTTCTGTAAGAACTGGTCGCAAGCCCCGACCCGAGTCTCTGCACGTGGCAATCCAGTAATCGAAAACTCTTTGAACTTTGAGTTTCGTGAGTTCTTGC